AAGGCGGAGGATGAAGGTGCTGATAAGGATGGAGAGCACGAAGACGAGGAGCTCCCTCACGATATCGGACTTGTTTTCAGACTTGGCAAGGTTGGCGAACATTTTTATTAATAACTGATATTTTTTTCTAGCTACACTATAAGATGCCCAAGAAGACCAAGGAACTTCCCTTAAGTGGGTCTGAAACTAAATTTTCAAATCGCCGCTGGGGTTCTAACAAAGGTATACCAAACAATAACTGTTACGCATATGCGGTAGGAGATTACATGGCATACCGTTGGCAAAAATCCATCCCAGGTGATCGGTCTGGGTTATCTAACGTCAGACATGATTACACCACTTGTAAAGATCTCCCAAGGCGCGTTATTTCGGACAACCCCAAGTCGGTATATAAGGTTGATGGGAACAAGAAATGCAAGAAGGGATACTATAAGATCATGATGTTCGTATCGTCTGGTAGGCCTACAAATTATATTCGACAAGGTGACTTCCACTTTTACAAGCAACATGGCGTCGTCGAGTATAAAATCAAGCCTGGTGATACTATTAAGTCTGTGGCGAGTTTCTTTAAGATCCCTGAATACAGGGTTAAGAAGGCTGGTCCATTCAAGGTTGGAAAACGTATAGTTTTCAAGGCTAATGTTTTTAGTCACAAGCGTGGCTGGGCCACTGGACCCCTCTTAGGTGATGCGAATGGTAAGGTGATTAAGGATCCTCGTACTGCCTCTAGGAAGTATAAAGAATTAGACTACGATAAGTACTGTTCAGCTTTCTGCGTCAAGGACAGAGGAATCAAAGTCGGCAAGGGCTATCCCAAGGTCTGATAGGATACTGTTTAAATCTAGAACGTCATCTGCGTCAAAGGATATATCAAACATATCCAAAACATTTAGCATAGACTCCTCGTTTAATGAGACGACATTAGAAACTTGTGTGTAATTATTATGAATCGTGACTTCTACTTTAAACTGTGAAACGTCAAATACTCTTCTACACGTTGGGCAGGTGTGCTTACCTTGGGCTTTCCATCTCTCTAGACAGTGGGAATGAAATACATGTCCACAACGAATCGGAGGATTGTTCCTCGTTGATTTGACTTCGTTGAGGCATATAGCACATGTCGACATTCTAGAGTATGGTGTTAAAGTTTTTCCTGTGATTTAGCTCAGTTAGTAGATCTTGGAGGCATCCACAAGAGGTTTGTCACAGCTATTGCATTTGTCATTCTTACCCTGTTGATCTTGGATCTGGGAAAGGAGTTCGGGTCCTTGCTTTTGAAGGAGCTGCCTGTAAGAATAGTTGTCCTCAAAAGGAATGCTATTCTGCTTCATCACATAGTTGTTGAAAAGTTGGGCTGAAGTATTGATAGTGAAACAACGTCCGTCGGCCATACCAAGTCGCTGCGACATTTTTAATTACTATTATATCAGAAATTAATTTGTCTGTTCGTGATCGTTTTTACCCAAGAGTTGAATCCTTTTTGCTTCAAATGATGGATAAGAGGTTCACATTTGTAGCCCAAGAAAACATCAAACACATCAGTGTCCTCGGTTCGTGAAACACGGATTTCAGGATTCTCATTGATGTGTTGGTTAATGATATTGTAAGCAAAAGCAATCTCTTTGAGAGTCTCTGCTCCAGTGATAATAATCTTTCCTGTTGAGAAGATACTGCATGTGATCTCCTTCATCTCGTGGGCTGGCTTGAACTTGATTTTCACGGCTGAATAGCGATCTGGTTCGAAGGAGACTTTGAAGATGTCACTGTAGCTTTCGAACCAATCAGCTACCTTCATGAGGTTGATGTTGTAGTTGAGAGAGAAGTTACTGTTGATCATGACGACTCTGAAAGAGTCAACTGGAACTTTGATTTCCAGATTCAAAAAGACCTTGAAGATGTGAATAAGCTGGGTAATGATACGCTTGCAATCAAATAGATCACAGCATCCAGCAACCTGGATAGAACCATTGGGGAAAACTTTGACAGACTTAGTGCTATAGGAATCATGATAGGTCAGTGTAACTTGGTTGTAAAATGTTGTTGGTTTCAGTTTCCACTCAAAACCACCGTTGGTGCTGCCATCAGTGCCACAACGCTTCATCTTGTATGTGCCAATAGCTTCAAAGACTTTGCGAAGACGCTTGATGTCAATATTTTGAACGAAGTTGGAAACCATTGTGATTGTTGTAATCTTTATCCACGAAGGTCTTATATCTTCGGGTAGGCCTTTCCTAAACTCATCAATAGTGAGGAGATAGGAAAATGAGTTGTTTGCGATAGTAGAGTACATTTGTCCATAAAATAAAGAACACTTAGAGTGCAACTTAGGTGTTTAAAGAATATATTCTTTATGTGAGTAGATGAGTTCTTTCTTTAAATGTGCAAAAGTTGTACATGACGTTGAATCTGATCTCACTTACGTGGAAATTGTTTACGATTCTTACATTCGGGGAAAGGGGTACCAAACATTCACAGATTACATGAACACCGAGCCATTGGCTGATTGGCAGGTATTCGAGTCTAAGAAACATTCGATCCCCTATCTCAAATTTTTGGACATAATGGTTTCTAAAACCATTGAGGTTAGACAGAGAATGGCTGAACTACTCCTAGATGAAATTCTCACGACTAAGCGTGATTTGAACACCTATATCCGTCTCACACACGCTACTAAAATTCTAGATCCCAGCTTCCAGCCACCCATTATAAATATGAAAAGTGCTTGGCAGAGAGATTTCATTACTAAATTCTGTAAAAAGCATCTACACCATTCTATTGAGGAATGTGTCAAACTAGATCGTTTAGAGTACTTCTTCAACGTCTTACAACTGATACAACAAGAGCTATAAAGAGCGCGATAAGGAAGATACCAAAGTAAGGAATTCTTTCCTCCTTCGCAATACCAACCTTAACCTTTTCATCTGGGCCACAAGTAAATCCCGTGTCAATGTTTCTTCTAGGATGAATGTTGGTGAACACGGCGGATGGCTTCTCGGCAGTCTCACATAATGCGTAACTGCAATATACGCTCTCATCGGCGCCAATTATACCCTCTCCTGCGGGAGTCTTAGTAAAGTTATCAAAACCCCCAGTCTGTCTTACACTCCCTGGAAGGGAGAAATCATGTTTGACAAATGGGTTGACGTCATTAATAGCATCTTCGTCATTGAGCATAATCTTACTCATAATTACTATTACTTCAGATTATATTTTTTGTCGTTCATTTTGAATCGATGTTCTTCCCACATTTGGTCTAGATCGACATTTAACATATGTGCGAGTTGAAAGAGGTAACTAAAAACATCTCCCATCTCCATCATCACATCTGTACCACGATCTTTCTTAAGATTCGTCTTTTTGTACATCTTCTTGTATTGTCGAATCGCTGATGCGAGTTCGCCGACCTCCTCAGAGAGAAGAAGCCATACGGTATCTATGGGTGCGCGATCCCACCCCTTAGATTTGCAAACCCTTTCGGTTTCATTTTTGTAATAATTAAGAGTCATACTTAATTCTTCCTAACCGCGTAACTTTAATATGGTTAACTCATAATCCAATTTTCTTGTTATAAGGGAGCTTCTTTCCGACGGTGCTCGTGTTAATAGGTTGATCAAGAAGGGTCCTCGTAGTGTCAATGTCACTTACATAGGCGATGTATTGGCTGACCCCGGTTTGAATTTGGGACAAAGCAGTCTCGATGACACGGGAGTTCATAGCCTTGACTTGCTTATTGACCTCTTTGTGGTGGTTGCCAGAGTTGTTGATGAAGACGACACGCATGATACCGTAAAGATCATCAGGGTTTTGGTAATCGATAGATATACCAGTACGATCCTTAAAGGCCTGACGAATAGCCTTCTGAAGAAGATTTTTGTTGAATTCAGAGAAGAAAAGTCCGTTCAATGGAGTCTCACACTGTTTCACAGAATTCAGGTGAAGATTACTCATTTAATATACACCCCGAAAAAAATTGTCTGTAGATATTAAATGCTGAACTACTCGGACTTTGATGAGGCTTATGCCAAGGGTCCCAATTCTGTTGACACTATTAAGTGCAGTGCTCCCTCCTGCTTTGTTGGTTCGTATGCTCCCGTCGCCAAGCCCGGTGAGACCGGTCCCTTCTACGTGAACACCTACCTTCTCCAGCCCGATCGTCGCATGGAGACCCTCGGAACGGCTACCGTCCGAAGTGGGGATTTACCTTTGAGAAAGAAGTAAGTTAAAAATAAAATTAGAACATTAGGTATATGAGGGTAATTAAACGCTCAGGTCGTATTGAGGATATGAAATTTGATAATGTCACCAATAGGATCAAGAACTTAACGTATGGACTTTCTGAGAACTGCGATTCTTCCAAGGTTGCGCAACAGGTCTTCTCATCCATGTATGATATGATCAGTGCTCAAGAAATAGATACACTCTCTGCCGAAATTTGTATTGGAATGATTACATCTGACCCAGACTACGAGATTTTGGCCACTCGTATTGTGGCGAGTAATATTCAAAAGGTATGTCCCAACAACTTCCATCTCGCTATGAGGAAACTTTTGAAAGCAGGTATAATTACCGAAGAGGTTTCAGAAGTTGCTTTCAAGGTTAAGGACTCTATTAAGACTGATAGGGACTTTGATTTTGGGTATTTTGGTATCAAGACTCTCGAGAAGAGTTACCTTCAACGCGTTGATGGACGATTGGTGGAGACTCCACAGTATATGTTTATGCGTGTAGCCATTGGCATTCACGGTAAGGATATTCCAGCTGTGATTGAGACTTACGATAAAATGAGTCAGGGTATGTTTATTCACGCCACTCCAACCCTTTTCAACGCGGGTACTCCAAGGCCTCAGATGTCTAGCTGCTTCCTAATCGCGAGTAAAGAAGACTCAATTAACGGAATTTACGGCACTCTAACAGAATGTGCACAGATTTCAAAATGGGCCGGGGGGATCGGAATGCACATCCACGACATAAGAGCTAATAAGGCGAAGATTCGTGGAACTAACGGACAATCCGATGGTATCATTCCAATGCTGCGAGTTTTCAATGCCACAGCTAGGTACGTAAATCAAGCGGGTAGAAGAAAGGGTTCGATTGCGGTCTACATTGAGCCGTGGCATGCGGATATCATGGAATTCCTTGAACTTCGCCTCAATCAAGGTGATGAGGAAGCGAGGTGTAGAGATCTCTTCTCCGCTCTCTGGATCCCTGACCTTTTCATGAAGAGGGTTGAAGAGAATGGTAACTGGTCGCTCTTTTGCCCAGACAAGGCTAAGGGTCTATCGGATGTATACGGTGAAGAGTTTGAGACTCTCTACACAAAGTATGAAGAGGAGGGTCTAGCTACCACTACCGTACCCGCAGCTGATGTATGGAAGGCTATTTTGAAGAGTCAGACCGAGACTGGAACCCCTTATATGCTTTACAAGGACTCATGCAACCGAAAGTCTAACCAGAAAAATCTTGGTACGATTAAGAGTTCTAACCTTTGTACAGAAATCATTGAATACACTGATGCCGACGAAACGTCTGTGTGTAATCTCGCTTCCATTGCGCTACCTAAATATGTGAATAAGGAACTCAAAACCTTTGATTTTGATAAACTTCATGAGGTGACGAAGGTTGTCACCCGGAACCTGAATAGAGTCATCGATCGCAACTTTTACCCAGTTGAGACTGCTAAGCGCTCTAATATGAGACATCGACCCATTGGTCTAGGTGTTCAGGGTCTCGCGGATGTATTCATCATGTGTGGTCTCCCCTTCGATTGCGATGATTCACGTACGCTGAACGCACATATCTTTGAGACTATCTATCACGCAGCTCTTGAAGCCAGCTCCGAGCTTGCGGAAACGGATGGATCCTACGAGACATTTGAGGGCTCTCCAGCATCTCAAGGCATTCTTCAACCAGACATGTGGGAGGGTAAGACAAAGTTCAGTGGTCGCTATGACTGGGATGCGATGCGAGAACGTGTGAAGACGAAGGGTCTTAGGAATAGTCTTCTTCTCGCCCCTATGCCTACAGCTTCTACGGCGCAGATTTTGGGAAACAATGAATGCTTTGAACCCTATACGACTAACATATACCTGAGGCGTACCCTCGCAGGTGAGTTTGTGGTTGTAAACAATCATCTCGTAAATGCCCTAAAAGAACGTGGTCTCTGGTCAAAAGAAATGAAGGACCTCATGGTTAAAGCTGGTGGGTCAGTACAGAATATAACAGACATTCCAGATGATATTAAGAGTCTTTATAAAACTGTATGGGAAATTAGTCAAAAAGTTATTATTGACATGGCGGCAGACAGGAACCGTTTTATCGATCAATCACAGTCTATGAATCTCTTCATGGAGAGTCCAACTATGTCTAAACTTTCATCCATGCATATGTATGCGTGGAAATCTGGCCTCAAAACGGGAATGTATTATTTGAGATCTAAGGCTAAGGCTCGACCAATCCAGTTCAGTTTAGAGCCAGAATGTGTGGCTTGCTCAGCTTAAAGTTTTCACTTGTTGTACAGTTAGTCATGGACAAGGCAATTGAAAGTCTTCAAATTAACGAATACAACAACAGAAAGATCGTTATTAGTACGAAGCAAGGAACTCCATTTCGCATGCAGTTTCCCCGTATGTACATGCCGTTTGGAGTATCTGGATTTACACCAGAGGTAGGTCAGACGAAATACAATATTGATTTTGCTATCAAGGGATTTGATGAAGATGGGAGTTATATGAAGAAGTTTTACGATTCTATCCGAAAAATTGAAGACATGATTGTTGATTCCGTAGTTGAACAAAGTGAAGCTATTTTTGGTAAACCAATGACTAAGGAAGAGCTTCAACCAATGTTCAATTCAAATGTTAAGGAGTCAGC